ATACAGCAACTACTATGTTCACAGCAACCTTGATTCGAAAGGGTGGAATTATCTTCCAGGGGCCGACACGACAGGCGATTTGCTAGGACCTTCATATTGTGCGTCTTTAATAAACGCGCTTCCTTCACCTTTTAACAATTCGTCGCCTTTGATACCTATTAAGGCGCTCGTTTGCCGTGATTCGTACGGACAGTCAATTGTTGCACAACTTGAAAATATGAAACATGTAAGAATTGATAATTTACTACCTGGTGAAATAATCACACTAGGTTCTGATAAATGGAAAATATATCCTCATTTTAGAAAGGACTCATTAAATCGAAAGTTAGGTTCCGAATCAACAACACCAGCGGGTTCAAGCGGCACGCTAGGCGTCGCAATTAGATTTGAAGGTGTTTAAAAATGGTTGCGAAAATAGGAACGTTGCTTAAAGGTTATCTTGCAGGTTATGAAAATACAAGAATTTCGAACGAAGTTAACAAAAATTCAGAAACGGATTACTACCCTACTTTGTACGATTACATTGAATCGGGGCTTCTTAAACAAGGCCCTTATAACGCATACAGAATGCCAAAAGCTTTCAATTTGGCTATTGTGGGCACCAAAATGCCCAACTATTTCGAAGACTTTTATTTTCGGGTTCACGTTTCGCCGTCTTTTATTGATTTGCAAACTGTTGCTTCTTCGCAATCTCGCGACTTTACCGTTTGGAACGCATGGCCTACTAAGGCAGCATTATTAAATGATGTTCTTGTTAGCAATTCGTCAGGAATTGACGTAACAGGCCCGGAAGTTCCGTATTCAATGTATCCTTTGCAAGAACTTTCGTACACCGTGACCGTAGGCGTTGCGGGGCCGCCTTCAATAAATAGTGAAGTGAAATTCGACTTTACGAACATTGAAAACCCCGTTCCGATTGTGATAACAGGAACGCGTGCAATAAAATTCGATATCGTTCCAGAAACACCACTTACGGAAACATGGGAGTGGTTAACAGATAATTTAATTGCAACAGACGGAAGCGAACAACGAATTTCGCTACGTGGTGAAATTCCAAGAATTGAAACAAATTTAAAAATAATATTCGACGACGTTGTTGATATTCGAAATTTTTATACAAGCTTAATGACGGCCGTTGGTCGTCTTTGGTTGCCCGAATTTCAATATGTAACGCGAATTAGGCAAGCAAGTACGTCGGGACAATCTGTTGTTTATTTCGACAGTTCCGACACAGACATTCGTGACGGCGATTATGTTTTGATTAAAACGCCCGTCGATTCACAACTTGTTGAAATTTTGCAAGTTTTCGAAACATACGCTTCGACTTCTTCACCTTTAACTTTTAACGTTCCAGAATTTTCGATGATAATGCCGGGTTCGCCTGCTTTGGTTTCAAATCAAACAGCACTTGCCAGGTATGCAACAAACGGCGTTGCGGAAGTAACTTTGATTGCAACAATGCTTCGACAAAGAACGTCAATGATTCGTCCTGATTCAACGACTGAATTTCCTTATTTTCTTGACATTCTTGTTATGGAAAAAAGACCGTTAGCCGACGACAAAGTTACGGATGCATTTTCAACAGGGCAAATTACAATTGACAATAAAACAGGACTTCCCGACCTAATTTCGCGTTGGGATTACACACGCGTCGGCGGTCAGCGTTCGTTCAAAGTCAACAGAATGAAAGCACCCGAAGAAATGGACTATTGGAAAGCGTTTTTTTCAAACGCAAGGGGTCAAAGTCGTCGTTTTTGGATGCCCACATATAGAACAGATTTACAGATTGCAACAACTCCGTCGGAATCAGCAAGCGCGCTTTTGATAGAAGGTGTTGAATACGCAGATAAAACATTTGGTATTGTTACGCATAGGTATATTGAAATTGAAACAGCAGGCGGAACGCATAGAACGGAAGTAACGGGCGCTAGTGTAAGCGGTTCGAATTCTATAATTTCGCTCGCGACGGTAATTCCTGCGGGCGTTGACTATACAAATATATTTCGAATTTCTTATTTGTTACCCGTTCGATTAAATGGTGATAGTATAGAATGGAAACATTACGGGCTTGAATCAATACTCACTTTTTCAATTATAACGGCGGAAGTATGACAGATTATGACGACAACGAAGAAAGCGTTTCGAATAGCGCACCTATTGAACTTTATGAATTTGTAGGAAGTTACAAAAGTTATTTTATGACTTCTGATTTCATACCCCATTTTTTTAACGGTTCGCAATTCCTCGTTGTTTCGGGATTGCAGCGAAGTTCGTTGAGTGTAGGAACACACGAAGACAGCGGCGTTGATATAACGGTTGCAATTCCAATTACAGAACAGTTAATAAAAGATTACGGTTTTCAAACAACACCGCCGTCTTTGTATTTGACTATTTATAGATTGCAGCGCGACGCCGCGAATTGGGTTGCTTATTGGAAAGGTCCGGTTTCTTCTATTGTAACAAACGACGAATTCGCGACGCTTCGCATTCCTAGCAAATTCAGTTCAATGCTTTCGGGAAGTATTCCGAATGTTTACGTTCAACCGCCTTGCAATAATGTTTTGTTCGATGGTCTTTGCAAAGTAGGCCGTTCTGCGAATTCAATAGACACGCAAATTTCAACAATAACAGGTCGAATTGTTACAATTCCTTCGCTGGGCGGCTTTCCAGACGGTTGGTTTATAGGCGGTGAAATTGCGGTTCCTTCAAGAAACGAAAGACGAATGATAATTGCGCAATCGGGAACAACACTAACCGTCAATTATGAATTTGCAAAAATGACGGTCGGGACGTCGGTTCAAGTAACGGCAGGATGCGACCATTCATACGAAGGTGTAAACGGATGTCCTAAGTTTAACAATCAAGCAAATTTCGGCGGTTGCCCTTTTGTTCCGGGTGAATCAAACAACTTATTTCAATCAGGGATTAACTAAAATGTGGATGATTTTTTCTTTTATCGCTTCGTTAATATCAGCTATTTTACCAAAGCCAAACATTGAAAACGCGCGTGCTTCTAAATTTGGCGACCTTCAATTTCCAAGTTCTTCGTATGGCGACCCTATGCCGCTTGTTTGGGGAACTGTTAGGCAAAACGCACCAATTACGGCATGGTATGGTGATTTTCGACCTGTTCCAATTAAAACAAAAGTAAAAACAGGATTATTCAGTTCAAAAACAGTAATTTCGGGATATCGAAATTATGTCGGAATTGATTGTATTTTATGTCTTGGTCCGGAAGTAAGCCTTCGTAAATTTTGGGCTGGTACTTATTTAGTGTGGGAAGGTAACTTAACTTCATCGGGGGCCGTTACAATTGATAAAACTTCTTTGTTTGGCGGTGACGAAGACGGCGGCGGGTTGAAAGGGGTAATGCAATTTTATGATGGAAATTTCAACCCAGGACAAGACGCCTATTTAGTTTCGCAAATAGGCCCAAACGTACCCGCCTATAATGGATTTGCAAGGGCTTTGTTTAAATCTTTCTATATAGGTACATCAACAACCCCGGCGGCGTTTAGCTTTGAGATTTCACGCCTTACAAAAGGATTAAGCACACTTTATTCGGTAATGCCAAACGGGTTGGACGTAAACCCTATGGAAATCATATATGATGCAATTACGCAAAGCTGGGGCCGTTTCGGAAACTTACCTTCTGATTTGGATTTGGTAACGTTTGCGGCTTGTGCAAAAACGCTTCACGGTGAAGGATTGGGAATGTCATTGCTAATACAATCATCAATTACAGGAAGCGACCTTTTAGAAGAAGTAATGCGCGTTGCCGACGGTCTTTTATATCAGGACCCTGCGACGTCGAAAATTGTTGCAAAGCTTATTCGAAACGATTACACAATAACCGACCTTTTGACTTTGGACGAATCCTCGATTTCTACGTTGAAAAACTTTCAAAAAACAACATGGGAAAGCACACTAAATCAATGTCGCGTTACGTTTAAAGACCGCGACAACGAATACGATTCGAGCGTTGCAATTACGCAAGATTTTGCAAACATCAATTTCCAACAGCGTATTAAATCAACGGAAATTTCGTCGCCTGGTTGCACAACCGCAACCGTTGCAAGTTTGCTTGCTTCGCGTCAATTGTCGTTGCTGAATGTTCCTTTGTATAAATGCGATATTACAGCAAACAGAAAAGCGCAATCGCTTCGCCCTGGTAGCGTCTTTGTTTTAAATTGGGGTCCCTTTTCAATTAACAACATGGTAATGCGAGTTACAAAAATCGACTTCGGAAGTTTGACATCAAACGAAATTAAATTTTCTTGCATACAAGACCGTTTTTCGACATCAACGCCCACATTTGCAAACTCAGAATCAAGCCAATGGCAGCCGATAAGCAAAGCACCGTTAAACGTTACGACGCGCCTTTTGTTTACGCCGCCTTATTTTCTATCAAGCAATGATTCGAATGAAACGACATCAACATTCGACACAAGCGGGCGGCTTTATGTTTTAGCTGTTGCGCCTGCAAGTTCCTCGTATTCTTTCAGTGCTTTTTCTGCAACCGACAATTTTGTTTCAAGCGAAGTTGAAGCAATTTCAAACGCGCCTTATAACGGCGGCGGTGTGTTAATGGCTGCTTATTCTTCAACCGTTGCAGATTCTACAAAATACGATACAACTGGAATCACTGTCGGCGGTGTTTCAAACAATACAATTGATAATTTAAAACAAAACACCTCAGTAACTCAAGTTCGCGACGGTTCTGCTTTTATTATGATAAACAACGAATTGTTTTCGTATGTGGGCTTTGTTGATAACGGCGACGGTACTGTTACATTTCCGAAATTGTACAGGTCGGTTCTTGATACAGTTGCGGGAAATCACGCAGCAAACGACAGGGTTTGGTTTTTAAGCGGAAGTGATGGACTTTTACCAGAATTAACAGTCATTGGAACAACAAGATATTTAAAATTGCTTGACAAATCACCGGGCGGGGTTCTTGCAATTTCGGCGGCTTCTTCTTTCAACGCGGCACCTTCGACGCGTGCAAGTCTTCCTTTACAACCTCAGTATTTAACATTAAACGGAAACAGAACCCCCGTTGCTGTTGTTTCTGCAACGAATGTTACTGCAACATGGTTTAATAGAAGTAGAACCGACACGACGCTTCGTGTTTACAATGACGCAGTAAACAACCGCGAATCGGGAACACAAACGCGAATCCGTTGGAGAATTGGAACGGGAAGCTATACAACAGCAACAACAACGGCAAATAG